GAAAGATTCTCTACTTCAAAATGCTGTCTAAAATCTGCACCAGTAGTAATTACCAGATTAGCACCATAGGCAACACCAGCATCAGGATCGAAAGTAAACTTCTTAGTTGCCATTGACTAATTCCTTTAATAGTGATTTGATTTCATTAATTTCACCTTTCAAATTAGCAAGATCATCTTCCATATTAGAAGATTTCTTCTTCTCCTTTTCAGCAGCATCACGACGAGCAATATACTCATCATATTGAGATTTATTGGTATTGATTATACCATTTGTAAATGGATCTCTACCTAAATTCTCATGATTTTTTACTTTAACTAATTCCATAATTATGCAAGGGTTAGAACTCTTAGATTGTTTATTCTAGGAGGATATGCTTGAGTAGTTCCTGCAAGAACAATCTTGATTCTATATGCAGTGAATTTTGGTAACTCATTAGCAGTCCAAGTAGACTCTGTAAAGTCTAACTCAGCAGATTCAAATCCTTTAGGATCATTAGGTGGTATGAAATTATCAGTCCTACCATCATTCCTAGAAGCAAGTATAACATCACCCTTTTCATTAATATTATAATATCCAGGGAATGGTATAAATTGAGGATTAAATCCTGTGTGATCTGAAATTGCATAGAAGCATCTAATATCACTATATGGATTAACGTGAGCATTAAGTAGAATCTTTATAGAAGTTGCACCATTCGCCAATACTTGTTCTTTAGAAACATACTGACATGCTGTTGGGTCAGTAAATATTCCATTAACTCTAGGATCTGTTGTATAATCCACAATTGGTGAATCAATTCTATTGGATGTTAGAATAACATTCATCCTTTGAGTATCAATTATTGGTGATAACCTATTATCAGAACTTGATAGATTAAGTCTCATGTTAAAGGATCTATCACCTGGTTGCCCCTGAGTAACAGAATTTGATGTTTCATTAATTCGTGAAGCAATTGCTCTAGGACTATCTAAATAATTTGTTTTATTTAAAGTAATAGTCTCCCATCCTTTACTTGCAAATGGAACATGATCATCCTCTCCAGAACCATCAGAAAGGTTTGAATTGGTTACTGTTCTCATTTGAGCACTAACTGTTGTTCCAGGAACAGTTATATTATGCACTTGTGGTGAAATAATTTCAAATGGCATGTTCTGAGTTGCCTTAGCATTAAATCCACCAGAAGATTTTGTATCATTTACATATAATATTGGGAAACTTTCACTAGTAGTTCTCGCAACTCCAGTTGCAGAAGTCATATCCAACTTAATAGCATAACTATCAAACGACATTGGAGGAACACCAGCAGCATTAATTACACTATCATCAACATGAGTTAAATCATGAGTGGTATTAAATCTTCTCAAAGATACTCCACCCAATTCATATTTGGTAACAAATGCACCTTCTAAGTGATTTGTTGCAACAGTAGAATCTATCTGTCTAGTAATTCCTGTTAATGTATTACCAGAAGTTCCTGTGTATTTGACAATCTCACGTCCGATTTTTACATAACCTGGATTGGATACAGCAACACCAACATTCTCAAATGTACCAAAATTACTACTACTATCAATTGATATTGCTGCAGTAGAATCTGAATTATATGGAGAAGTTAATTTTGTTGTTGGAACATCACTCGATATATCAGAAAGAGTTACTTTGTTAATTTCATGATACATACCATGATTCTTATGATCAACAATAACGTGAAGACCATCATGATAACCAGTATCTTCTTCTTCAACTATTTGAATATTAGTAGGTAACACATTACCACCAAATCCATTCATTGTTGTTCCAATACCAACACTAGGAGTAAACATCATAGTTTTACCAACCCCAGTAGCGAAATCGCCTTGAACATTATCCAGTATTAATTCATTTGTGCTTGCAATAGAAACAACAGATAATAAACAATTTATTCCCCTATTAGTATTAATTCCGACAATATCTCCAACCTGATAACCATATCCAGAAGTTGATACAGCCGCTCCAGTTACATTACCGTTCAGGATAGTAACAACAGCAGTAGCATCCTTACCATTTCCAGTTACAGTTGTAAGAGCAACACCAACAACAGTTGAAACACCACTTGTAGGAGTATATCCAAATCCAGCATTTACAACTGCCATAGAACCTGTGGCCACACCAGCATTAGCAATGTAATTACCAGTTGCTTCAGTTCCGTCTTGATAGATTGTATTTCCAAACTCAAGGAAGTTATTAGAACCTAATGTTGTACCTAAACCAACTCTAACTTTCCTTGAAGTTAAGTTAATTGAGTTTGGTTGCAATGTAGGAATCTGTTTATTTCCTTCAGAAAGAATAGGGTTATAAAGTTCTACTGTACCTTCCCTTTCAAACTCTGCTCTGTATAGAGTAAATTTAAGATCTTCCCACTGAGAAGCGTCCCAAGTAGAAGCGTTCTGAGATTTAAATAGTGATCCCAAATATGGTTGTTGTGAAATATATTCGTCAGTTAATAGATCAGTCTCTCCAATTCTAGAAATAAAGACTCTATACTTAGTAGACCAAGATGCGAGAGTTATTGCATAATCTTGACCTGGTTCCATATAGATTGGTGCTTTGAAATTAACCCTAGTAGGAACAGATCCATCTCCAGAAACACTAATATCATCTGGTTTAATGATAACTTCAGAGAATGGTAAAATCTTTTGTGTTGGTACTCCACCCTTCATAGTACGTAACTGGAAGGTCATAGGAATATCCATATCATCCTTAGTCTTGAAGTAGACATCACAACTAGTAAGGAATACACCAGTATCATCAAGGACTTGATATGATTGAGCAAGTGGGTCATACCACTCTCTAACTGCTACATCACTAGTTGTTTCACTAATGACTCTTGCACTGATTAATTCTTCACCACCACCCACTCTTCGACTTGCTGCTTTCTCTTCCTTTTCGGTCTTTATTTCAACTCTTGCATTTCTAACAGAAATAATTTGTTCCTGTACTGTTTCAAGAGTTCCACTAGCAGTATATGTTTCTTCACCAAGTGATTCTGTATCATCTTGATCATTATCAATATTATCAATTAAAGTAAATGTCTTTGAACCTGTTTCAAATCTTGGATTAGTTGCTTGATTTGGGTCTGGAATAAAGTAACTTCCAATTAAATCAGCACTTAAATCAGACTGTAATCTCTTAGCGGTAAGTGTAGCCTCAGCACCTGAAGTTTGTCCTTTAAAAACCATTCCAGTTTCAACCCATCCAAAGAAGTCTCCTTGTGCTTGTTGTGATAATGATAAAGTATCAACATTTAATATTGAAGATGTTGATGAATAACTTGCTGGAATTACATTACGGGTAGCAGCACCTGATTGTCCTCCCTGAACTTGCACAACTCCAGGAGTTCCTAAGAATGTCTCAATAGAACTTGCTGCTGTTTGTGAAGTATATGGATTATTTGAGAAAATAGCAGTTGGTGCATTATATGGACCTTCTTTATGGTTAGACTGTGCAACTCTAAATCTAATCTCAGTTGCTGATGCTGTTTTAGTTCCAATAACAGTTTCTCCCACCTGGAATGTACCAGATGTCATAGAAATCTCCATTAGTTTTGGAGTACAGAACTTCTCAACATTAACTCCATCAAAGAATGGATAGAATCTAGTTAAAGGTTTGCATTTTGCTGCTCTAAACTCAACGTTTCTAGAACGCATAATTGGAATAATTTCCCTATTTAAAACCTTATCTCCTTGTGACTCATTATCCCATTGTTCAGTAATAACCTTACGTGTTCCAGTTCTAGAAGATGTTCCAACATCAAAGGTTGATCTTAAGGTTTCTTGTACTGTCCTATTAGTCTGTCTCTCCAAATAAACACGTTGAAGAGATCTTCCACCTGGTCCTTGTCTATTCTGAATACCGCCAGCAACTGCTGCTCTAGTAAATCTATTTCTTGCTGCAGTATTACTACCCCATAGATTTACTGGTTCCCAATGGTGTGCTGGATGTCCATCACCATTCCATCTTCTCCAATTAGTTCTATTATTTCTATTGAAGTCTTGTCCAAGGAATTGTGCCCTATTAGATTGGAACCAATCACCACCTCTATTTGCAATATTTTTCCTCATTCCAACCTGATCCAACTTTCTAGTAGTTCTCTCTGTTCTTGTTCTAGTAAAGGTATTAACCTCTTGTCCAGTCCAAACAGTTTCCCAAGAACCCCACATCATTGGAGCCATACCACTTTGAGGATCTACATCAGGATTCTCAGACATTACTTGAGCATAGTTACCTTCAGTCTGAATAATTTTTGCTTCAACTCTTGCAGTATCAACCCAAGTATCAGATGAAGGACTTAATTCTAAAGATGCTTGCCAAAAACTTACTAAGAATGGAGTAATACTTTCTGCTCTAGTAGCAAAACTCTGCTTTAACCATTCAACTTCAGTGTAATCTAAAGTAATAACATCACCAGATCTCTTAACATTAGTTCCTTCTGGTTGTAAGAATGATCTATCTTCAGATGAATCAACACCCTCAACTGGACCTAATTCCAAATCAAGAGAGTTAGTATAATGTTTTGGTCTTAATTCTTTTTGCTGTATATCAATACTGTTTTTAATATCAATACTAGTTTCTTGAGGTAAGAAAGTAGTAAAGTTATCAACAAAGAATCCAGACTTAAATTTATTCAATCCATTCCTATCAGGCACAAACATATTTGCTGTATCTGTTTCAAGAAGAGATAAGTTAGTATAATATTCTAAATTCTTAATTCTATCCTCAAGTTTCTTAATATCGGACATCCGATATCTCTTATGATTTAAGAAACTTATTGAAGTACCACCACTAACATCAAGCATGTATGGTAGCAATTCTACAGTAGCAATTTCTATTGCATCATCTATTATTACTGGTTCAACTCTATTTTCAGAAGGATCTCCATATTGAATTTGGAATTTACCCTCTTTAGTTAAGAAAATTCTATCAATCCTTCCAAGATAGAATGAATAATGAGTAAGAATTGATTCATCTGATGCTAATATATTTGCAGCAGAATTACCAGATGCATTAAATGTTCTACCATAGAATTCCAATGGAGATCTAGAACCTTCAGCAACAGTATAATTGGATACTTTAGGTCTAATATCAATTATATCAGTATTTCTAACACCATTATATACTTGAACATCATCAATATAATGCATATTGTCATAAGAATTCTTGGTAGTAATATCACCTTTATCAGAATCCTCATAATATCCATTAGAGAAATATACTTTCAAACTCTTTATTGGTGCTCTTGTTTCTTTTTTCCTCTTTATAGATCCATAATCATAGAATGTTCCTCTCTGACCATTATCAAAAGTAAAGTTTGATGATACGTTAGGACTTCCTTCTACTAATGTAGATGCAATTCCTTCAACTTTTGATTCCCCAAATATAACTGTCTCACCTGAACTGAATTCTAATCCATTTAAAATAACATATGAAATCTGAGTATCACTTACTTTCTCAGCATAAACTGCAATTGCACCAGATGTTTGTCCAGTAAATTTCTCACCTACCGTTAAATCTGAAGTCTTTCCTGCTGGTCCAGATAATGATCCTAAAGTAACTTTTGGAGCAGATGGTTCTGATGTATCAGAAGATTCAAAGACACCATGAATTTCTATAATATCTGCAACATTTAGAGATATTTCCTCGTCTTGGACTCTAGTACCATATGGGAAATTACCATAACTTAATCCATCATTTAGAGTTGTTGATCCAGTACCAGAACCAACTTTAATTGATTTGTTAACAACTACGGTATTTACTTTATTTTTTCTCTTTATCTTTGCTGTTGGACTAGATTTGTATAATGTTGCAACTAAAGTTGCATCTTCATTATTGGTTAAATCAGTTCCTACATTACTGATATTAAGAGTTGAATTTCCAGATCCAAATGTAAATTTATCATCTGTTAATATTTCGTATGTACCATCTGCTCTGAATAAAGTATATCTATCGTTACGGAATGGTTGGAAAGTAGCATTTGCAGGAGCATTAACTGTAGCAGTTAATTCATTTTGAGCAGCACTAATAACAACATCAAAACGTTTTCTAATTATTAACGAAGCATCCGTTAAATCAACATTAGAAATCAACTGTTTTGGCATTTCAGTGTATAAGGTATTTCCCTGATCACCACCAATTGTAGTAGTTTCTAAAGTCAAATCAGGTACACTAACAGTAGCAACACCAACTTGAGGCAAGAAACCCTCAATAACACCAGGAACAGTAGTAACACCAGTTACATTAACAAAATTTGTACTAACACCAGTAACTCTTGAGTATGTAACTGTATTTCCTGCACCAAGAGTTGAGTTTATTGCAGGACCACTGAAACTAAGAATATCATTAATTTTTATAGTTCCAGGAAATGCTGGATTAGATGAAGTTATAGTACTAATTCCTGATGCAGTATCTCTTGGACCAACTCTACCTTCTCCAAGAACAAACAATGGTTCTTGAATTGTATCTGCATTAAATGTTCTAGCAAAACCAACATTACCTAAATCAGGACCACCATACACAGACTTAGCATCTTGTAGTCCATAAGATGTTATTGCAGTTGCAACACGAGAATCTTCTACACCATTAAAGATGAATGGTTCATTATCTACAAATTCCCCTTCCTTTTGATATACAACCAATGAAGTAGAACTAGTAACAGCAGTATTCAAGAATGCTGTAGCACCACTATATTTTCCTTTTATAAATGTCGGTATTGTAAGTGTAGTTGGTTCATTTAAAGTTAATTTAGTAAATGTCTGGATATCATAGAGAGTAAGATCCCACTGATTTGCATTCTTAACTAATGTATTAAATGATCCACCAGATAATGCATTATCATAAACTCTAGCAACACCTATTTCTTCACCATCTGCTGTACGTCTAGTAGCATTTATTCTTTGATCCCTTAAACTAACAATATAAGTATTACCTATTCCAATTTCAGGAATACCATATGCCCCATTAACTTTTATTTGACGACCAGTACTATATTCTATTGCCTGATGCTCTAGAAGTTTTGATGTTCTTGGTTTTGGACAATCTAGGTATGTTGTACCAGTTGTCTCTACTTCATATCCCTTTACAAATGCCTTTCCTGGAGAAATAGCATATTGAGCAAGATCCTCAGATGCTAAAGTTCCTTGATATGTAAATTGACCATTTTGAAATACGCCATTATTTCCCAATCCACTATTTAAAGATTCTTTTGCTGTTACATTAAATGATCTAACAGTATAATCACCAGATTCTTCATATGTTCTACGGGCAAGTTCATCCCCAATCATACTATATTGAGTATTCTTATTCGAAGATCTTAATGCACCCTCTCTAATCTCTGCTAGTTCTACAAAATTAGCATCATTAAAATCATCTATTGGTTTTGAAAATAGATTACAACTAATTTTTAGTCTATCTGCTCCTGGAGCAGCATAATTATTAAATCCTTTTGAGTTATCTGTTAAAGTTTCATCCTCATCAGAGTTAATAACTTCCTCATTAACTTGTAATCCTACTCTACAACTTGGATTATTTCCATATTGACTTAGAACAATAGTTTCATCTACTACATTTACAAACGTTCCTCTTACAAAATAAACACCATTTGATATAGAGAAAGCAGATGCTGTAGATGCTGCATTTGTTGTAATTGCAGACGCAAAAGATTCACCTGAAGGTATAAATGGATTATTTTGTGGTCCCGTGACAATATCAGTATCAGCAGTTAAAAGTTCTCCATCTTGGAATTCTTTTACTTCATTACCTTCTATAACACCAGTTGAAATATATGAAATATAAAGAGTTAAATGACCCCTCTCCGAATCAGAAGATTTTAATATCTTGTCAATTATTGCAGTTACACCAGAAGTTAATCCAACAATCTTTCTTTCTACTAATTGCTCAATATAATAATCTACTGGAAATCCTAAATGAGTATTGTTTATCTCTATGGCATGATAATTCCTAGTATATGCAGTATTACCTGGAATTACTTTTGCACCTTCTTTGAAAAAATGTTGTCCAAACTTATCAATCTGATTCTGCAAAATTGACTGCAAACCAGTCAATTCTCTTGCCTGAACAGGATATCCTGGTTTAAAGAGAACTCTATGATAATTGTCATCCGCATTAAAATCGTCGAAATACGGAGAGACGTTTAAATTGGTTTGCTGAGCCATAGTTAGTTAGAACTGCAATATAACTTTAATGTCTTCTTTTTGATTAGAAGATCGCTTAATAGCTGGTCGATTATCAATGTAAATAATATTTCCAGAATACTTTTTGACTTCTGGATTAGACAATCCTTTGGTAAATGACTGTCCAAGATAGTATGTTTTACTATTTATTGAGGTTGAGAGACCGCTAAAGGAAGTAGCAATTTGCAATCCAGAAGTAGTACCAACAATCGCAAGAGATCCTCCACTAGCAATGTCTGGAGTAAATCTTTGTATAGTATAACCATATTGTGGATCAGTAACCGCAACTCCAGTTTGTGTTGCTGTAGTAGTGGTAAATCCAGCCATGGTTCTATCTTGCCAGTACTTCAGAACCCCAGTAGTTTGATCATAATTAATAACTTTACCTATTGCGGTAACACCAGTTCCTGTTGTCTGAGTTATAAGAGAATCTGCTGTAAATGTAGCAGAACTATAACCAGTACCAACTAAACGCATAGCATAAGATGAACTTGCTTTGTCGAGAGTAAGTATTGAGGAAGAATCGTATGCTTTTGGATTCTCAATAATACCTATTCTTGCAATTTCATTCCCAGTTATAAAGTCTGGGTTTTCAGCATCATTTTCAATTCTTGCATACATTAATGTATTAGTAGCACCCAATTCACGATAAATGTCTTTACCATGACCACCTTGAGGTGAAATAATTACATTAAGTTCTGGCCAAGTATCTGGTGTTGGAACTGAACCAGCAGACAAATCAACATTACCATAGGTATAACCAGATCCTTCATTGGAAATAGTTACACTTTCTATTGCTTGGTCGGAGTTAATTACAACAGTACATTCTGCACCACTACCATCACCTTTAATTGGAACTCTAGTATAAGTCCTGTTTGCAGTTCCAATACCTGTTCCTCTATCTTTAATTACTACTACTTTAATAGAACCATCTATTGCATTATCTCTAACACCAGCATTATCAGTATTATTTTCCCAATCAGCAGGAACTGGCATATAGTCAGTTGAATCAAATTTGATTAAGTCTGCAGGTTTAATTGTATAAAGATATTTCCATATATAACCATCACCACTGGTTCCAGCAGATCTTGGTTCTAAATCAGTAAATGTTGGTTCATCTAAAGATGGTTTTCCATCAGGAGTCTCAGGAGTTGTACCATTTTGAAGACAAATATAAACTCTATAATCACTATTCAATATGTAATAATTTGCTGAATATAATGAAACACCGTTTGAATTCTTAGGAACATTAGAAATGCTATAATCTGGTCTATAATAATCAAATGTTGATCCAGAAGACCAAGTAACTTTTCTTACAACTTGCTTTACATCACTAGATGTAATTTTTTTCATACCAATAATAGTATCCCAACAGGCATTGTGCCTGTCCAAATTATCAGTAGGACTTGGTGGACTATCATTCCAATCATCCTTAATGGATGTAGGATTAGGAAGACCCACAAAAGCGTAGTAAGAATTGACCGAACTAGAAACTCCTGAAACAAAGTTCTTTGCATTCAATATTCTAATTTGATCAGTTATGATAGCAGCCATTGTTTACACAGAGTTTTTACTTATTTATTAAAGACACCACGAGGATATAGTTGACCTGTGGTAGGTCTTCTACCAGTTAACCAGCCAGGTATAGTCTCTTGATATTGAGATTCTGTAGATACACCGATAGATCCATCAGAACTTAATACTAAATTACCTGGAACACCTGCAGTATGAGCATTAAGACTAATATCACCTCTACGAACACTTGGATTCCAAGGTGTAGTTGCAGTATTTATTCCTACATTTGCTGTTGAGGCAGTGCCTGTAATAGCAGTAGTTTTTGTCCCAGATAACGCAGAGGTGTAACTATAATTTGCCATTAGGTAGTCCTTGCACAGAATGCGACTCCACGAGTCCTGTTGGTTTGATTATAAGAAGCAGTAATAACTGTATATACTTCACTACCACTAACAGTAATCGTATCCCACATTTGAATTAATGCATCTGGTGAAGCATAATCAAATTGAACTAATGCAAAATCATCTGGTATGTAATAGGGGCAAGGTACAAGTTTAGTATTAAGAGGTATTCCCTTAATAACTGCACCATAGTTTGCACTAGAACTTACAGCATCATCATATTCACTGTTAAAGTATGCACCACCACGACCCCTATTCATAAGGTTTGCGGCATTTGAGTTGTTTCTATAATAGATTCCAACCTCATTTGCATCACCATATTCGTCTGCAGGAACTGCTTTATAAACAGAATCCTTATAAGGAACTCCTCTTAAACTTGAATTCTGAGGATAGTAACCAAATTCTGCAACTCTTCTACTTGCATAATAATTACTTGCACTTACATCTCCACAACCCCACGTTCTAAATGTTAGTTCGGGTTCAGAAGTTGCTCCTACAAGAATATCAGTACGACCTCCAAGGAATACATAATCCAAATCCCAAATACTATTAGTGAAGTGATGGAGAATATATGTATGATATTGCTTATCAGTAATATAGTTTGCTGACTTATCTGGATGTCTATATGCCATCACAGCAAAATTAGTATCAATTGCAGATCTAAAGATATTCAAATCTAATTGATAACTATTTGAACTGGCAATAGTTTCACCACCATAAGCAGTACCTACTTGATAATCATCACTTTTAGTTATTGCTGCACCATCATAATGCTGTTCTGTTACAACTGGTGTATGTGGTACATCTAACAGATAATTACCTGCAAATCGGTTACCATATCCACCTTGTCTATCTTGAGTAGTACTATACGAATTGGCATCATTAGGATAGAAAGAACTTCCTACCTTATAGATCATCTTCGTATCATTATACATCTGGAACCCATAGAATGTAGTTCCATATTCCTTACTTGTATCAATACCAATTCTTGCTACTGCCCACGGATAAGTATCACTATCTTCTATACCTTTCTTAAAGAATGCTCCTGTTGAACCAAATCCTACAGCAGTACCAGGAGAACCTGTAGTCGTTGCAATTCCAACAGTTATAGTAAGATTAGAAGCACCATTAGCAGTTCCACCTATCTCTGATGCTGGAATAGTAACAGTTTCTCCATCAGTATACCCCATACCTGGTCTATTAACTAATACAAATCCTGGTATCGTACCATCACTTGCTCTATCAATATAGAATGACGCACCTGTTCCAATACCTGTAGATGATTCTTGTCTAACATCATAATATGAGGTTGTAGCACTTCCTACATCACCACCGCCTGAATATGTCGTAATACCTGTTACAATACCACTAGCGGTTGCTTGGTGCCATTGTAGATGGGCAAATCCCTGCTCCAACTGCTGGATAACATCTGTTCGTCCATATCCAGAAGCGAGAGAAATAGTTGTAGTTGTAATCGCCATTTTACAATAGTCTTGTTAAGGTTATTTATTAAAAAATAGTTACACTTCTAATTGAAGTAATGTAATTGAATAATTGAAGGTTGTAGTTACACCAGACTGGTTAGTTATTGCTGCAAAAACAGTAGAAGCAGAACCAGCATTTCCACCCAAAGCATAAGGTGTAAAGTTTAAAGTAGTTGAACCTGCACTAACTGCAGCCTCTGCAATAACTCCACTACCTGCTGTAGGATCTTCTCCCACACTACGAGTAGAATCATTACTTCTGGATGCATCGTCAGTATATAGTCTTAACCATCCTGCAGTTGAGAGTCCAACTTTTATTAGTGCATATGATTTATATCCACTAAATTCAGTATTACCAATAC